CGCTAAAAAAAGAAATTTAGAACACAATATAGATTTAGAATACATTAAAGATTTATTTAAAATACAAAAAGGATTATGTTATTATACTGATAAAGAAATGTTTATTGATACAAGAGAAAAAGATAATAATGAAGATTCTGTATCTTTAGATAGATTTGACTCTTCTAAAGGATATATAAAAGGAAACATTGTATTATGTAGATGGATAGTTAATAGAATGAAAAATGATATTAATTTCAAAGATTTTTTACAAATTGTTTCTGAAATAAATAAAAAACATAATATATAATGGCAACACTTCGTAAATTAGTCAGTGATGTTAGGGCAATGCATAAAATATTATCAACTGATGCTTTAACAACAGATAGAGCAATTGCTTCTGAGATAAGAAACAACTCTTTACTATTAATCAAGAGAGAAACCAATCTTAGAAAGCTCTGGGCTACAGATACATTGTTTACAACAATTCCTTGTTTGGAAATGTGTGAGGTGTCTATATCTGAATGTTGTGACTATGTTGATCCTTGTACTATTGCAAGAACTACATTTAAACTCCCACGCATATCTGAAGGAAACTATCAGTATGTTATACAGGGAGTTTATTCTATTAATGCAATGAGTGGAAAAGGAAGAAAGCTAAAAGAAATTACAGTTAATAGATACATCAATCTATTAAAACTTCCTGTAATTAAAAAAGAAGAATACTTCTGGATATCTAATGGATATTTATATGTAAGTAATCCACTTCTTAAAGCAATTAGATTTGTAGCTTTGTTTGAAGAAGATGTAGATAATGAAATCATGTATCCAGAATGTGGATGTGGTGCTCCTGAATACACAGTGGAACAATTATGTCAAAATCCTTTAGACAAAGAGTTTCCTCTTCCTGGATACTTAGAACAACAAGTCCTTGAGTTAACATCTAAAAAACTTCTATCTACTTATTTCCAAATTAAGACAGACATAAGTCAAGAAGGAATAGATGGACAAGCTCCAAATTCAAAATCAACTAATTAATGCGTGTAAAAGTAGACTGGAGATCTTCTAGTAAAGATAATTATAATTTATTTTGTAAAAATCATCCATCTATTAAACTTACATATGATGAATGGAGAAACATTATATATACATATAATGAATTCTTCAAAGAATACATATTAGAGACTGGTGAAAAAGCAAGACTACCTTATGGTTTTGGAGAGTTCTCTATCAATAAGAAGAAAAGAAGAAAGATGAAAGGCATAGATGGGAAAGAGTTTATTAACTTACCTATCGACTGGCAAAAGACTAAAGAGAAAGGAAAGGTTATCTACAATTTCAATTATCACACAGAAGGATATTTCTTTGGATGGATGTGGTTTAAACAAGCAGCACGCTTTAAGAATTCTGACCTTTGGTATTTCAAACCTTCAAGACTCACATCAAGATTATTATCACATTACTTAAAGACCAACGATAAGTACCAACATATATACCAAGAGTGGAAAAAATAATAAATTATGAGCTACTACTATAAATATGCTTTCGTAAGTCCAGAACCTGTTTACTCAACTGTTAAAGAAGAGCTGAAAAGCTATTTTGATACCGCTGCTGTAGATGATCTTTTATTTCCTACCTATTTAGATAAAGCTCTAAAGAAGTTAGGAAGAACAACTTATGTAATTACTGATGAGGTTCTTTTTGTAGAAGACTTTGAAGCTAGACTTCCTGATAACTTTTATGCTGTGAGAGAAGCTTGGATGACTACAGAAGTGGCTAACTATCCATATCAATCAGCTAGTTCATTTTATTCACAAGCAGTTTCTGAATCAACTATACAAGTGTCTCCATTAACTATTGGTGGAACACAATGTAATAATGGAGGATGTCAAGATCCAGGATGTGAGGGAAACTGTATGCCTGTATTGATACAAGCTGTATATAAAACAACTAATAGTGTAGCTAGAGGATTTACTCATAACTACTTACTTAAGCCTGGAAGCATCTCTGCAAGAAAGAATTGTGATGTATCTTATACAAATAACTTTACTCCTGGTTCTGCTAGTATTGATTCATTTGATATTAGAGATAATAAGTTTGTTACTAATTTTAGAAATGGTGTTGTACATTTAATATTCTATGCTACAGAATATGATGAAATAGGAAATCAATTGATTCCTGACAACTATCGTATTAGAGAGTATGTAGAAGCATTCCTTAAGTTTAAAGTGTTTGAAACTCTTACAAATCAAACTGTTGATGAAACATTTAATCAGTTACAACAAAAACTGATGTATCATAAGCAAGCCTATGAAGAAGCTTTCATTATGGCAATGATAGAAGTTAAGAAGGAAACTGCTTGGGAGAAACAAAGAAAAATCAAAAATGATTTAAATAGATTTAATATGTACGAACTTCCTACTAGTAGATATGGTAGAAGACGTAACTAATTAAAATATCATTATGGCTGAAGAACAATCACAAGGAAATATTAAACAAGAACTTAATAGTGCTAATATAGGGTTAAACCTAGATAACACATTAAATCAAATTAAACAGGGCACGCTCACGTATGCCCTGAATGCTGCTTTAGAAAACTTTGATGCTTCTTCTGTCAACTATCAGAATGAACAAGGAAATGAACTATGTGTTACATTTCCTAAAGAATATGTATTAATAGGAACACATTTTATTAATGAACAAAGTAAACATATATTCTTCATCACCAATCCTAACACAGGAGCTAGTGAGATAGGATATATGGATAACAATGATTGTATCTATCACACATTAGTTAATGCACCATGTCTTAACTTTAATACAGATAATCCTATACATAAAGTGGTACATAAGATTACTAATTGTACAACAGAAATATATTGGACAGATGGATTTAATCCTAGAAGATATTTAGATATCAATGATATTCCATATATGTTAAGAAGTGGATCTCCTCTTTGCGATCCTATTTTTTCAGATCAATTAGATTGTAATCAATTAAAACTACAACCTAATTTTAATATTCCAAATCTTGCTATTGCAGATGTTACCACAGGAGGTTCTCTTCTTGCTGGTACATACCAATTTGCAGCACAGTATTCTGATGCTGTAGGTAATCCATTCACTTCTTATTATTCTGTTACCAATCCTACACCAATTGCTGATCCACAAATTGCAACAGTTAACTTTAACTATGTTGTAGGAAAATCTATAGTTGTTGATGTAAGTAACTTAGATTCTTCTGGACAGTTTCAATATTTCAATCTAGCTGTGATTAAAACAGTTAATGCAATTACATCTGTAGAATTAATTGGAACATATTTTATAGATAACACATCTATAAATATAACTTACACAGGACAGATAAATGATAACATTCGTTTATCAATGAATGATATATTTGAGAAGTTTCCATATTATGATGTAGCGGAAGATGTAACAGCTGTGCAAGATGTTCTTGTATGGGATGGACTTACATCTATAGATAGAATTAATTATCAATCTATAGCTACGCAAATAGATCTATTGTGGGAAACATATCAGATTCCTCCAAATGAAAACTATTCAAATGAATTAAATGCTACAAATCTTAGAGGATATCTTCGTGATGAAGTGTATGCATTTGAAATTGTATTCTTATTAAAGAATGGAAAACAAACAGATGGTTTCCATATTCCTGGTAGAACACTAACTATAGAAGAACAATCTCTTCCAAATATTCTTATTACCAATAATGATTTTATTGGTGAACCAGAACCAGGTACAGACTATAGTCCTTATTGGAAAATTTATAATACAGCTTCTGTCATTAATGTTGCTACAGGAGATAAAATTGGTAATGCAACTCCTTATGAATATGGTAACTTTGCTTACTGGGAATCAACAGAAAAATATCCATGTAATCTAGATCTATGGGGAGACTTAGCTGATCAACCAATTAGACATCATAAGTTTCCAGATGTATTAGTTTCTCCTATAACAAAACCAACAGTAGACTATAATCCTCTAACAGGATTAGTTTCTCAAAATGATTATGTATATCCAATAGGAGTTAGAATAGATACAGAACAAGTTCGATCTTTAATATCAGCATCAAATTTAACAACAGATCAAAAAGCTGATGTAGTAGGATATAAAATAGTAAGAGGAGATAGGGGAACAAATAAGTCTATTGTAGCAAAAGGTATTCTTCGTAATGTAGGAGAATATAAGAGAGAAGAACAATCTTTTTACTTTCCTAATTATCCATATAATGATCTTAGTGAAGATCCATTTTTAAATACAACTAATAATGCTTGGACTGAGCTGTGTCAATCATTTGATATAAATATACTTAATTTCAATGCTCCAGCTGATGCAGATGTAAAAACATATGTAGAAATATCATATACAGATTGTAACACGAATAAATTAGACACTCATAAATTTACAGAATTAGGAGTACACACTTGGTGTTCTATTACTAAACCAGAAATATTAGGAGATGGACTTAAAAATGAAATGACATTTGTTCAAGGAGGAACATATCATGCTACAACTTGTGATGATATAATTAATCCTATTCTTAGTCCAACTTGTGATTTATTATTTGTAGGTACAGTGGGATATTCTAACTATGATATTTATAGAATTAGTGTTAGAGGTTCTCATGCTGGATGGAGCGCACAATGGCAAGATCCAATACTTGGTAAAAAAGAATTATGGGTATCAGGAGGTTGGTTTAATTCACCTGCAACATATTATGTACATACAATGGTAGGTACTGGTGTTTCTAATGTTGATGGTAGTAGTTGGGATGAAATCGATGCTAGAGGTGATGTAAGAGTTACCGCTTGTAAAGAACAAACACCATTACCAGGTATTGATACAGATCCTTCATTGGCACTTCGTCAAATATTTAATTCTCCAGAAACATCATTTGGACAACCATTCTTAGGAGACATTCTTAAATTAGAGAATGTAATGTATGGTAAAGGATATGCACATTTTGTACAAGTAAAAAATAATGCTAAATATAGACTACTTACAAAAGAAGCACAACAAGATGCTTTGGATAGTTCAAGTAAATTGGGTAACTATACAAAGCCATTTAATGCTACATCTATGTTTACAGCATATCAAGCATATTTACAAATATATATAAATGGAATAACTAGAAGAAACTATGCACAATCATTTAACTCAACAGCTAGTTATGATTATAATGCAGAGGTTACTAATAGTGGAAACAAACAAAGAACATTAGATATTAAAAGATATTTAATTCCAGGAGTACAAAATGTAGGAGATACATACAATATAAATAATTTTCAAAGAGAATCTTCTGTGTATTTAAAAACAGATGAGTATAGAGAAGATGGTACCACTCCAGTTGCACCTTTACCATTTCCTAGTTCTGGTGTAGGTGTGACAGATAAATCAAGATTTACCATAAGTGGTGGTAGTACATGTGCTAGTCCTGCAAGAGAAAAAGAGATAAGTGTTGTTTCTTATTATGCTTCATTAAAAAATACATTTGTAAATCAATGGGGGCAAAT